GTATTTCTTCTTCTACTACTACAACAAAGAAAAACAAATACACAAACAACAACAACAAATATGGCCAACATTGATCAACAAATCAACAATGTACGCGAGGCTGCGGCTTTGGGGAAGAACCCCTTAGTGTCGCAGCTCGCTGCAAAAAGGGTTTATGACGAGGCTGTCCGCAACCTCGATGCTAAAGACAGACGCCCAAAGGTCACCTTCGCAAGGCAACTGAACACAGAGCACATGCGGATTGTTTCCGACGCTTATCCAGAGTTTACTATTAACTTTAGTAACTCTGTAAATTCCGTGCATAGCCTTGCTGGCGGATTGAGAGCACTCGAGCTAGAATACATGATGATGCAGATTCCTTTTGGCTCGCCGTGCTACGATATAGGTGGGAATTTTACTTCCCATCTTCTAAAAGGGAGATCGTACATCCACTGCTGTAATCCCTGTTTAGATCTCAAGGACGCTGCGAGAAACGTGATGTATCACGACAGCATACAAAGGTATGTTAACAAATTTTCGCGTCCCAGGGCACAATCTCCCCCGGAGCCTTCCACGACCCCATTTGCCGGATACGCCGGCCGAGTCCTCCCCGACTTTCAAGTCAAGGCGATCGAGAGGTATCATACTGAGCCTCATTCTGTGTCTTGCACTGAAGTCTTTCAGGCATGCCCCTACACATTTCCACAATCTGGGGAAACTTATGCGGTGTCTCTGCACTCGATTTATGACATTCCTTTCGCGGAAATAGGTCCCGCACTTCTGCGGAAAGGTACGAAGGTTCTCTTCGCGGCCTTTCACTTTAGCGAGGAATTATTAATTGGTGCTGATAAAGGAGAGATGAACGAGATCGGAGCCTTTTTCATAAAAGATGGTGATAACATCTCCTTTAGATTCGGGAACGAATCGACACTTCATTACGAGCACTCCTTCGAAAATATTAGGAAAATAGTTACTAGGACTTACTTTCCAGCTTCAGATAGAGTAGTTTACGTTAAAGAATTTATGGTAAAGCGTGTGAATACTTTTTTTTTTAGGCTGGTTAAAGTCGACACCCATGTCCTGCACAAGTCTCTGATGGAATACCCGTCTGCGGGCACGAAGAACGAATACTTCTCCCTCAATTCATCGCCGATTTTCAAAGATAAAGCCACGTTCTCTGTGTGGTTCCCTTCAGCGGCGAAATCTGTGGTAATCCCGGTTTTCAAGAGGAAAAGTTTTTTTTCTGGATCTGTTTCAGTTAGTCAGATGTTGGTTGAGTCTGACTTCGCCTACACCGTCTATAATCACATATGCACATATGATAATAAGGCACTCACGTGGAAAAACGTACAATCTTTCGTGGAATCCATCCGTTCAAGGGTGGTTGTTAATGGTGTCTCCGTCCGGTCCGAATGGAATGTACCTATTGATCAGTTGACGGATATCTCCTTTACTCTTTTCTTGATGGTCAAACTTAAAAAGTCTGAAGTGGAGTTTCTGGAATCTAAAATCGATACTGGGAGTAAGAGTCTGTTCCAGGCTCTGTGCGACTCTGTGAGTTCTGCGGTCGATGGCTTAAAGGATCATATCGTTGATGCTTTAAGTGCCACCGGGTGGTTCTCGTCGCACCGAGACGAATTGGTCTTTAAAGCCCCGTGTCTTTTTATGGACTTCAGCGACTATCTCTCTGGAGTTTTTGAGGCTGACGCTCAAGTCGAGAAGGCGAGGGTGGGTGATGCTCTTGCATCATCAGATTCGCTATATAAGAAGATATCTGAACTCTGTGATAAGTACACCGGGCTCGATTTCGACACAGAGAAATTCCAGCATTTCTGCGAAAAATTTGACGTTTCACCTGAACTGATCACACATGTGATAGAGGGCATTTTTTCCCTCGATGCGGGAGTCACGGTGGCCGGTGACAGAGGTTTGGCTCCGCCAATCGCTGCTGCCATAGCCTTGTCTCCGATCGATGCGGATACTTGTGAGGATCTGATGGATGAAGGTGAAGATAGCGATATCAGTTTGATCGCTAACTGCAGCAATTTCAGTTGCGAGGAACTCCGCCGCGATGTTTTGGTCGAAAAGGCTGCTCTACAACCCTTTTACAGAGCGCGGAACAGTATGATGGTGAACTACATGGTTAACAACTCTCCTACAAAACCGAAACAGTGGGTAGAAAAAGGGTCTATCACCCTTCCGCAAATGGGTCTGTCTGTCAGGAAGAACTTCCACAAGGTGGATTTCAGCGATGATGAGAAGGTGGCCCTCAGCGCCATCCATCTCAAACCTGTTGATGACTTGCGACTGAAGGAGTCGATCACGCCGGTTCTGTACACCGGCCCGATTAGAGTTAGACAAATGAATAATTACCTTGATTATCTTTCTTCTTCATTAGGTGCTGTAATTAATAACCTGCGTAGATTAGTTTTAGCTACTTGGGAATCTGAAGGTGAGACCATGCTTAACTACGGTCTCTTCGATTGCAGCAAACGAAGTTGGGTTCTGGTACCCAACGACAAAGCCCACCAGTGGGGAATTGTGCTTACCGATGACAAGGTCGTCCGTGTCGTTCTATTGCAGTACGATGACGATGGCTTGCCTGTTGTCGAGAAGAATTGGGTTCGGTTTGCCGTCTCTTCAGACACCAAAATCTTTTCTGTAATTAGGAGTCTAGAGGTACTTTCTAAGGAACCTGTTAAAGATGTCACTGCTGAGGTGACCCTCGTTGACGGTGTGCCTGGCTGCGGTAAAACCGCTGAGATCGTTTCAAAGGTCAATTGGCAGACCGACCTTGTCCTTACACCTGGTAAGGAAGCGGCTGCTATGATTAGAAGGCGCGCAAATTCGAAGTTTAGAAAACCAGTTGCCACTCATGATAATGTCAGAACTTTTGATTCTTTCATTATGAACAAAAAGCCCTACAAATTCACTACCCTGTGGGTGGATGAGGGACTTATGGTTCACACTGGTCTCCTGAATTTCTCCATAAATATCGCCGGTGTCAAGAAGGTTTTCGTCTTTGGCGATCGCAAACAGATTCCTTTTATAAATAGAGTTATGAATTTTGATTACCCCGTAGAGCTATCTAAATTAATAGTAGATAACGTAGAGCGGAGAGACGTGACGAAAAGATGTCCTGTCGATGTCACAAAATTCTTAAACGAAGTTTATCCGAACGCCGTCTCTACCACTAGCGATGTATTTTATTCTTTAAATGCTAAGAGAGTCGCCGGTCCTGGTTTATTACGGCCTGAATTGACTGCTTTTAAAGGGAAAATAGTGACCTTCACGCAAAGCGACAAATTCACTTTGGAAAAGGCAGGTTACACTGACGTTAATACTGTCCATGAAATCCAAGGTGAAACTTTCGACGAGGTGTCACTCGTAAGAGCCACTGCAACTCCCATCGGTTTGATCACGAGAAAATCTCCGCATGTTTTGGTCGCTTTAACCAGACATACGAAGACGCTGACGTACTATACAGTCACTGTTGATTGCATATGTACGATAGTCGACGAATTGAACGGTGTGGACCAATCAATTCTTTCAATGTATCAATGCGTGGCTGGGAAGGCATAGCAATTAAAGCAAAGTCAGTTATACTTCCAAAAGAACTTGCAGTTGCCTGTAAGTAAACGAGGAACTATATCTGACATGCAGTTCTATTATGATAGATGCCTGCCCGGAAATTCCTTTGTTCTTAATGATTTCGATTCAGTTACTTTGCGTCTTACTAATAATGAGTTTAATATACAGCCTTGTAGATTAACCCTTAGCAAGTTAGATCCTGTACCGAACTTAATGAAGTTAGAGACAAAAAATTTTCTTCAACCCTTGTTGCATACTGCGAACGAGAGACCTAGAATCCCAGGTCTTCTTGAAAATCTGGTTGCCATGATTAAGCGTAATATGAATACTCCGGATTTGGCCGGAACTGTGGATATCGACACGATGGCGAAATCAGTGGTTGAAAAATTTTTCTCTTCCTTTTTAAGGGACGAACAGTTAGATAATATATTAGATAGTGTTAGAGCAGTCTCCGCGGAGTCATTCCAGGAATGGTATGACGTGCAGGCTACTGCTGCCTTAGGTCAGTTAGCTAACTTTGATTTTATAGACTTACCGCCCATTGACGCTTATACGCATATGATTAAAAGGCAGCCGAAAGCGAAGTTGGATACTTCCGTACAAACGGAATACCCTGCTTTGCAGACGATTGTCTATCATCCCAAGTCTGTTAATGCAATTTTTGGGCCAGTTTTTAAATTTTTAACTAGCAAATTTCTTAGTATGTTAGATACTTCTAAGTTTTTTTTTTATACTAGGAAAACTCCAGAAGACCTTGAAAACTTTTTCTCTGATCTTAGCGACCACTCGGTGATGGATGTTCTAGAGCTGGACGTCTCCAAGTACGATAAATCGCAAAATGACTTCCATTTTGCGGTTGAAATGCTTATTTGGGAACGTTTAGGTTTGGATGATGTTTTAGCTAAGATGTGGGCTAAGGGGCATCGCAGAACCCTTGTTACCGACTTTCAGTCTGGTATCAAGACGTTGATTTACTATCAGAGAAAGTCTGGAGATGTAACTACTTTTATAGGCAATAGTTTTATTATAGCAGCGTGTGTGGCTTCTATTTTACCCTTAGGTCAGTGTGTCAAAGCCGCCTTTTGTGGTGATGATTCTTTGGTCTACATGCCAACCGGCCTCGAATACCCTGATATTCAATCTGCCGCCAACTTAGTTTGGAACTTCGAGGCTAAGCTTTTCAAGAAGAGGTTCGGTTACTTCTGTGGAAAGTATATCATCCATCACAAAACCGGTTGTGTTGTTTATCCAGATCCCCTAAAATTAATCGGTAAATTAGGGGCAAAGAACATCACGGATTGGAATCATTTAGAGGAATTCCGTGTGTCTTTGATGGACGTTTCTAAGTCTTTGTTTAATAGTGCTTATCACCATCTTCTTGACGATGCAATCCACGAGGTTTTCCCTCATGCTGGGGGTTGCGGGTTTGTAATTAATTCCATTTGCAAGTACCTGAGTGATAAGCGTTTGTTTAGAAATCTTTTTATTGAGTGTGATGTCAATAAGTAACTTGTCAGTAGAGAGTCAGCTTAAACCCTCCAACTTTGTAAAATTGAGTTGGGTGGATAAGCTTCTTCCCGATTATTTTAGTATTCTCCGTTTTCTTAGTGTAACTGATCACTCCGTGATCAAGGCTAGAGAGTATGAGTCTTTTCTCCCTGTCGAGTTGTTGCGTGGTGTTGATCTTACTAAACACAAGTATGTCACTTTGCTGGGCGTTGTTATTTCTGGTGTTTGGACAATTCCAGAAGGATGCTCAGGTGGTGCTACTGTTGGTTTGGTTGACACACGTATGGAACGTGTTGTTGAGGGCACTGTGTGTAAATTTTCCGTGCCCGCGTCTGTCCGAGAGTTCAATGTGCGCTTCATACCCAATTATTCTATCACTGCTGCAGATGCTGCTCGCCATCCTTGGTCTCTATTTGTGAGGCTCAAGGGTGTCAATATAAAGGATAGTTTTTCTCCATTGACTCTTGAAATAGCTGCTTTGGTCGCTACAACCAATTCTATCATCAAAAAGTCTTTGAAAGCAATTGTTTCCGATGTCGTGGTGGGTTCTGATGCGGCAGTTGCCATCGCAGATAGGGATTCTCAGGTGAATTCCTTCTTTGATTCGGTTCCCATTACAAAGTCAGTCGTTAATTTTGATAAGTCTTATAAGTCTAGAGTCCCAAAGAAAGATTCTTCAGGTGGTTCGGGTAAAGTCAAGAGGTCTACCGGTACTTCAGGACCGGCTGATACTGAATTTTCAGACGATGGCCTACTCTCCAATCACTCCGACTAATCTTTCTCTGTTTTCCAGTAATTATGTTCCTTTTACTGAGTTTTATAATTATTTAGTTACTGCACAAGGTGAGGCTTTTCAAACTCAACAAGGGCGCGATTCTGTTCGCGATTCCTTGTCGGGTTTCTTTTCCTCGCCCGTGAGTCCTACCGTCAGATTTCCTGACGGAGTTTTTTATGTGTTTTTAGGTAATCCTGTTTTGGATCCGCTTTTTAAAGCTCTGTTACAGTCGTTGGATACAAGAAATAGGGTCATAGAGGTTGATAACCCTTCTAATCCTACGACTGCTGAGTCTTTAAACGCTGTCCAGCGTACTGACGATTCTACTGTCAGTTCGCGTGTGGGTTTAATAAACTTGCGTGCGGCTATCACGCAAGGTAATGGAGTCGTAAATAGAAGTATTTTCGAGTCTTCCAACGGTCTGACGTGGGCAACGTCAGGCTCGTCTTCCTCCAAGTGAGGAATGTTTGCTCCGTGGCGCTCACGATAGAGCGTAGTGTTTTTCCGTCCACTTAAATCGAACGGCTTTCTCATCTGGATCGTATTGTCCTCTCCCCTGTGAAGGTGATGACTTGATGAGTTTGTATAATACGAGGGGTTCGAATCCCCCCTAACCCCGGGTAGGGGCCCA